TTATCAAATCTGACGATATGAAGTATGATATTGAACTGGCAGTGGCCGGTTTCTCTAAGGACGATATTACTATTGAACTTAAAGAACATGTATTGTATATCAAAGGTGATCGTGAGAAGAGAAGAAAAGATAATGCTTATGTTCACAAAGGCATATCAGGTCGAAAGTTCTCAAAATCGTTCAGACTATCAGAGTACGCAGAAGTCAGTGGTGCTGATCTAACGGATGGAATTCTTACTGTCAGTATAGAAGTAGTTCTACCAGAAGAGAAGCGACCCCAGAAAATTTCAATAAATACTGGAGGTAAAACCAATGGCAAAAGTGCTGAATTTCTTCGAGAAACTGTTTAAGGCCTGCGCAATCAAGTCACCACAAGATCAATATCTTTCACAAGCTACGGATCTTGCTGATCTTGAAAGGCGTATGAAAGAACTTAGACATGCTAGCCCACAGTACAAGTATAGGTATTGGATATGATGTGTAAATTCATAGCTAATCTAATTACTTGGGGTTGGGAAGACAACGGAGATATATAAATAATATGGGCGGGGAAACTCGCCCTTATTAACATGAACAAAGGATAAGCTATGGCATTTAATCTTTCAAATAGATCAAAGAAAAAATTAGAAGGTGTACACCCAGATATGGTTGCAGTCGTTGAACGTGCAATTGAAATAACTAAAGTTGACTTTGGTGTTACATATGGTGTACGTACTGTTGAAGAACAAGAAAAACTCGTGGCCTCTGGAAGGTCACAAACAATGAAATCCAAACATTTAATTCAAGACAGCGGATACTCACATGCAGTTGATGTAGTTGCATACGATGGATCAAATGTTGTATGGGAACTAAACGTGTATGACGATATATGTGATGCATTTAAACAAGCTGCTGAAGAAAAAGGTGTTGCTGTAAAATGGGGAGCAGCATGGTCAGAAGGCGATATTCGTTCTTATAAAGGAACAGCTGAAGACGCCATGAATGCATACGTTGATTTAAGACGATCACAAGGTCGTCGACCATTTATCGATGGACCTCATTTCGAATTAATGTAAAATAACTGTTTACATTTACATCTCCGTTTGGTATAATATATTATGAATAAGGAGGTTTAATGTCATTTTATACTTGTGTTACTCGCTATGGTAATTCTATACTATATCGTGGCTATGATAGCTATGGTAAACGTGTGTATAGAAAAGAACAGTTTCGGCCGACATTCTATACTAAATGTCAAAAAGAAACTGGTTGGAAATCGCTAGACGGTCATAATATTGTACCGTTACCATTCGATGATATGCGATCAGCAAAAAATTGGTTAGAACAAAACGCAGAAGTTTCTGGCAGATATATCTATGGAAATCACAACTACTTACATCAATTTATAACTGATAAGTTTCCACGCGATATAGAATTTAAGAGAGAAGTAGTCGATGTAGCTAATATCGATATTGAAACAGAATACAACGACGGCTTCCCTCGTCCTGATCGAGCTGATCAAAAAATACTATCAATCACATACAAATCTAGTAAAAGCAACACATATGTAGTGTGGGGTTATGGCGCTTATGATACAGAAAAGGCGCTCATAAAACCTGTACAATATGTAAGGTGTCGTGACGAAAAAAGCCTATTGATGAAGTTCTTAGACTTTTGGTCACATCCTGATCATTGTCCTGATATTATTACAGGTTGGAATGTAAGGTTCTTCGATATGCCTTACTTAATTAATCGTGTAACAAATGTTTTAGGTGTTGATTTCGCAAAGAAGTTTTCTCCATGGGGAATGATAGATTACAAACAGATCACACGACGTGGTAAACAAGAAGACATCTATGATATAAAAGGCATACAGGTTCTTGATTACCTCGAACTATTTCAAAAGTTTGGCTACTCATATGGTGCACAAGAATCGTATAAGCTTAATCATATTGCCTATGTAGTATTAGGTGAAAAGAAACTATCGTATGAAGAATCAGGTTCGTTGAAGAATCTCTATAAAGACGATCATCAAAAGTACATCGACTATAATATGAAAGACGTTGAGTTGATCGAACGTCTTGAAGATAAGATGGGTCTCATCACTCTTGCATTGACTATAGCATATAAAGGTGGTGTTAATTATCAAGACACATTTGGCACTACTGCCATATGGGAATCTATCATATATCGAAAGCTAATGTCACAGAAGACATTGCCTATAGTTCGAAGACCAGAAGAAGTAAAACAAAAGTTTGCTGGTGGTTATGTAAAAGAACCTCATATCGGTGCACATGATTGGGTTGTATCGTTTGACCTTAACTCTCTATATCCTAATATCATCGTACAATATAATATGTCGCCTGAAACTTTGATAGATCAATCTCAACCAAATGGTGTAGAATACTATCTTAGTGGTAAACGAGCAGACACTACAGAATATGCTGTAGCTGCAAATGGTTCTACATACCGTAAAGATATTGATGGTGTCATACCTAATATTATTGTAGACTTTTATGATGAACGTGTGGCTGTAAAGAACATGATGCTAGCTGCACAAAAAAGTTACGAGAAAAATAAAACCATAGAACTCGAGAAAGAAATCAATCGCCATGAAAACCAACAGATGGCTATTAAGATCTTACTTAACAGTTTATATGGTGCATTAGGTAACAAATACTTTAAATATTTTGATGTACGACTCGCCGAAGGTGTAACTCTTACAGGTCAGTTAACTATTCAATGGGCTGAAAAAGCTATGAACGTTATAATGAACGAGTTACTTAAGACAAATAAAGATTATGTTATAGCTATCGATACCGATTCTTTGTACGTAAACTTTGGACCATTAGTTAAGCAGCTTAATCCAAAAGATCCAGTAAAGTTCTTAGATAAGATATGCGAAGATCACTTTGTACCTAAACTCAAGGTATCATATGATGAACTATTTAAAACCATGAGCGCGCATAAGAATAGAATGGTTATGGCTCGTGAAGTTATAGCAGATCGTGGTATATGGACTGCAAAGAAAAGATACATACTAAACGTACATAACTCTGAAGGTGTACAATATGCACAACCTAAACTCAAGATCATGGGTATCGAGGCCATCAAGTCTTCGACACCAGAGGTTGTGCGCGATAAGTTCAAAGAGATATTTAAGGTCATCATAACAAAGACTGAAAGCGATACACAAGATTTCATACGAGAGTTTAAGAAAATCTTTAGATCTTTACCAGCAGAAGATGTATCTTTCCCTCGATCAGTATCAAACGTCTCATCATGGACAGATCGAAAGACGACCTATATTAAAGGCACTCCAATACATGTACGTGGTAGTATATTATATAATAATCAGCTTAAGAACGCAAAGCTTACAAAGAAGTATGAGCTCGTAACAAATGGTGATCGTATTAAGTTCTGTTACTTACGTATGCCTAACCATATTAGAGAAAACGTGATAGCATTTCCAGATATATTACCAAAAGAATTTAAGCTACACGACTATGTAGATTATGATATGCAGTTTGATAAGACATTCGTAGAGCCATTAAAACTCATCTTAGATGCGATTGGTTGGAGTCCAGAAGAAAGAGCTACATTAGATGAATTCTTCGGATAAGGGTTTACAAATAGGTAAATATGTGGTATAATAAAATAAAAAGGATTAATTATGACAGTAAATTGGGTAGATGATATGTATCACATGCACAAGAAGTTTGGTGTGCATGAATGGGTAAAAAAGAATAAAGATAACAAAGAACTTATGAGAAAGTTCTTAGAGTTTCGTATTCGTTTCTTGCAAGAAGAATTAGATGAAACTCGTAAAGCTGTCGAAGAGTCTGATGCAGAAGAAATAGTTGATGGTCTTATAGATCTTTGCGTCGTAGCTATTGGTACATTAGATGCATTCGATGTTAACGCACGTGTTGCTTGGAACGAGATATTCGAAGCCAACATGTCAAAAGAACCAGGTATCAAAGAATCAAGACCTAATCCTCTTGGTTTGCCTGACTTAATTAAGAAACCAGACTGGAAAGGTCCAGATCATACAGGAAACCATGGCTTGTTCGCTAACAATATTTAATAGTATATTTGATAATAAAACTGATAAAAGACTAGAGTTTGATTCTTTCGATAAGTTTGAAGAAGCATTATATAAACTTGCTGAAAAACCTTTAAAAGAAAAGAAAGACGCTGTTCTTATATCGCCGGCATCTTATATTGAAGGTACAACTCGTGCAAATGCAAATGTTACA